ATAAAATCCTGGATCAGAGGTACGGAGACGGAAGTGGACAACCTGGTTTCTATCTAATGTAATGAATTTAGCACCCGCCATGTTGTCAGCAACACTTCCATATGCAGCCCAATCATTAGAATCAGGAATCTCTTGTAGGAAGTCGGTGAGATATCCATACTCATTTTCTACTCTAATAATAAAATTAGGATTAAGAACCTTCATTCTCTGAAGGCCCTTCTTAGGGTTATTAACATCAAGAATGGTCTCCATAAAGCAATCGCCATACTTAACCATGTTTCGGATAATATCCCAGTAATCTCTTTCTAAGTGAATTTTAGTAAACATACGGTTTACTTCGTCTACTACCATCTGACTGTCACTAATGACTGTCCACCTTTTATTTCTAAGATTTTTCTGAGTAGCGTCATCAGCATAAATATCGAAAGCGGTACCGATTTCTGGATAATCGTCCATCTCTTCGTATCGAGCGTATCTCTCTCGACGAGTTCGTTCTAGTTCAGGAAGCTGGAGGGTAGTCCTGTTGAGACTTCCCATTGCTGGGGTTTCCCCAGGTTTAACAACATCTGCGATCTGAACAGTATCGCCTGCAAGATTAGCTTGAGGAGTTGACCCAGGGTCACCTTGTTTGGAAATATAGGGAGCAGCCTTTGTAGCAAAGAACCTAGCGAGGAACTGGCCTAACCTCCCCGATGGGTAAAAGTAGGGGCCAATTCGACCGTCTCCTCCCCCTGCACCGAACTTTGTATTACCGATTGAGGCTTCGTTTAATTTGTCATCTTTGTCTAATTCATCAGCCATCGTAAGTCTTCCTCTAATTGTTGGTCGTTTCCGTCGTGAATTACCGCTCTATGCGGCTCGGGAACTCTTTGCTCAGATTCTTCTGACATTCTCATTTCCATAGGACCACCCGCCCCTAAAGTATGTAGTAAGAATACTGTTATAGATAAACTCATAATCAAGTCATCATGTTTTCCTTCATCTGCGGTAATCTTACCAGCATCATTAATAATAAAAGTTAAAAGTTCCTCTACTGTTCTTTTAGAATTAAGTTTTAGAAGGTTATTTCTAATATATTCCTCCATTCGGGCTAAAAGCTCCTCACGGTTTCTAGTCGTTATTTGAATCCCGAAGTCATTTTTATCATCTATCCATAGATTATCATACTCCATGACGTTAAACATCCAATCAATTAAGTTATTACCAATGGTATTTCTCTCAATGATTACGGATGCATTATTATATAGATTAGCTTCAGTAGTTAAAATTTGAGCAAGTTCGTTAATTGGAGTTTTATTAGAATAAAACTCAGCAACTTGTTCCCCTGTGTAGGAGTTAAAAATATGGAAAGCTGAGTTGTCACGTTCCCTACCCAAACTTACATCCACGCCAATAACATATTCGTGCTCTGGCTGAGGCTCCCTCCAGACTCTCATCTTGTTGTTATATTTGATCCAATAGTCCTCATTGACCTCTCCCACCAGCCTTGTAAGCAAATAACCATCAATGTAAGTATCTCCTGTACCTAGGAACTCACACTCATATTCTTGAAGCCACTGTTTAATGGGCATATTAGCTTTGGTGGTTTTCTCCCATTCGTCTACATACAGATCTTTCTTTTCCATTTCATGGTAGAGATCTTCAAATCCTTCCATTCTTTTGTATTCTGGGTGAGACTCCCAGTTGATGTCAATAGGGTTAAAAGAGTTCTCACCAGCTACTGCTTTATGGTAAACATCGTAATACCAATTACCCACCCCATTAACCGTTGATAAAACAAACGCTCTACCCCCTGTAGAGATAATTGGATATACAGCAGCCCAAATGGTATGAATATTCTCAATAAAAGCAGCCTCATCGATAATCAGAAGGGATCCTGCCAAGGATCTACCAGACTGCTTACCAGATGGTCGGGACTTAATTGTAGACCCCGTGGACAGCTTCATTGTATGCTTATTGTCCTCAACCATCTTAGGTTTGAGGAAGGCGGGAAGCTCCTCATACATAATTTTAATCCTATCTAGGACTTCGGTAGACTCAGCATCACCCTTAGAGAGAATAACTACCTGCTTATGTTTCTGAAAAACAATCATCCATAATGAGTATGCTGCGGATATGGTAGTACACCCTGCCTGCCTAAATTTTCTAAGGATGTTAAACCTGTTTCCTTGTAAGGCATTCAGGATGTCGTGTTGAAAGGGGTATAACTTAAATGGAACCAAACCTCTTACGGGATGGGTTACTTTAATGTAGTTAGAAATAAAGTACGTAGGATCCTCTTTACATCTTTTAAATTCTTCTATTAATTCTGATTTTTCCATGAAGGGTCTTTATATAGCTATTATAGCACATGATGGTATGCTGGATATTAGTAAGTTTTGGAATCACCTTTACGGTTACACATAGTAAACTTTGCAAAGATCTTAGAGAAGGGGCAGAACAGATTCATCCAAAGCTAGGGGAATTAGTTAAGTGCCCTATGTGCTTGGGATTCTGGACGGGGTGCTTTTTAAGCCTAGCCTGGGAAAGTATTACGGGAAACTTTATTCTAGACGGATTTCTTTCTCTAGCAACCTGCTGGCTACTTTTTGCGCTTAGTTGGAGTTTAGCTCTACACGATAAGAGAGTGTAGTCAACACCCGTTACTACACCGAGCACACCTAGGAACCATAAATCTTTTTAGTGTCATTACTTTTTCCTCTTCTTAAGAGCTACTTCATAGCTTTGATCATACTCAATAGCCGTTGAAGGATTTAACGCTTTGAATAACCTCTTAGCTAGATAACGACCAACCACATGATCCTTCGGAAAGTGTAAGCCAGCCATTATACGTCCCTGCCCACACTCTTCAGCAGCTTGTACAAGATTAGAACGATGTTCAGGATACTTAGCCGAATATATCTCTGCAATGAGCCTAGCTTGGGTTGTATGTCCGCTAGGATAAGAGGGAGTCTTAGCACTAGCACTTTTAAGAACATCCACGTCCATACCGAAGTAAGGGCATAGTTGTTTTGGGCGGGGCCTATTAAATTTATTCTTTAGACCACTGATAATTACTGAGGACTCTCTTAAAACTCGGTCGATATACTTTTGATCATACTTAAGCCCAAAGATTGACATATACAGCTTAACAGAAAAAGCAGGGTCCTTATCGTGTTTTTTAATACTTTTTTCTATAGCCCCCTTTCTAATGTAAGAGGCACCTTGTACTGCGAGAAGCTCCTTAGCAGTATCTAAGCTAGAGTTAGCTGGGGGAGGAGGCAGTTGGATGAAATTAGCCTCTTCTCTAAATAAGGAGGTACTACCCTTTAAGGTTCTAGGTCTTTTTGAGAATTGTAAATCGTCTACGGGTTCATCCATCTTAAAACCTTTTAAAGACTAATATTATTTAGCCTGGGCTGTTTCTTTCTTATCCATCTTTTTAAAAGTCTTAGCAAGAGCTTTCCTAGGAGGAGTGCAAGGAGACTTTGACATCGAGGTAGAAGCTTCCTCGTTATTAGTCTTTACAGCCTTCTTAATCCAATCTTTACTTTTTCCTTTTTCCTCAGTCTTGCCTCCTGAAGGGCTGAGATCTTCTTTCTTCAGCTTAGTCTTCTTAGAGGCAACAACCTTTCCAGGGTTTGACATTTCCATCGGACCTTCGTCTTCAGCATCCATATCAGCCTCTTGGTCATCATGAGCATCAGGATCTCCTCCCGTAGAGGGGCTGTTTGGCAACGCATCATCATCGGATTTCCTATTACCCATTGCTTCTTTCTTCATCTTTCGCTTCTCAGACAGTTTAACTCTTTCAATAAATTTCATAGTTTAATCCTCACCTTATATAGAGACTAAGGCCCGAAGGGCCTTCGAATTTTTTTAGCCTCCAAAAATTGAAGAGAAAGTAGCGACTAAAGAAAAGAAATAACCTACATACTATAGAGGACTCACACCCCCTCACATTTTAGGAGAACACAAAAATGGCAGCACCCACCCCCGTATCTAATCCATCAAGCCCTACCAACCCTAACGTCGGTATGAGCGTACAAGCCAGTGCAACAGGAGATTGGTATGTCCATCTTCAAACTGTTGACATCCTGTATTTCAGAAGAAACCAGTATAATAGCGATACGAGCAGTACACTTTCTGCTCCCGCAGTCACTTCGAATTGGTTGGATATGAACGCTACAGTCCAGACTCAGGATGAAATCTATTATAACGTAGCTTTCTCTTCAGTAGGTACTTCCTCAGGAGACTTGTTCCAATCTCATGTTCTACAGCTTCAAGGCCCTAGTGGAATAAGTGGTGGCTTTGGAGGATCTGGAGTAGTTAGTACAAGTGCTATGGGTATCATTAGGCGACTAGCTAGAAAGGATGCTGCTGGCACTATCTTAGATCCAACAGGAATCTGTACACAAAATGTTAGTATGGTAATGGATCGAATGCCTGGGGCGTATGATCCAATCTTTGACACCTCTTCTACTGTGAATGGGATTTTAGCTCAAGCTATGGGACAATTAGGCCCACGTTGTCCAACCTTCCTAGCTACTTTAGTGGATCTCTAATGGTAAGACCAACTTCTGAGTTCAAAGAACTCTCGCAAGAAGGTGAATCGGAAGAGGTTTGTGTATGCACAGCGACCCGATCTATTGAGGCAATGATTACTTATGACCCTAATGACATGTTTAATTTTAGCTGTTTTATATCGGTAACTATGACAATTAGCTGCGAGGAAGAAGGAAATAGTAACAATCGTATTAGTATCAGCGAGAGAGAAGGAAACCTCACGACCTATTCCTCATTTAGAACGAAGCAATTCCCTAGTAAAAGATGCACATGTCCTGTGGATATCGGGAATGGTTGGTCCACATCTATGACGAAGACGTTAGTTACGGGAAAGGTATTTACCATTAAAGCAACTGCGGCAGGAAAGCAAACAAGGGCAGTAGAGTTTAAAAACGGCGAAATGTTTCCTGCCGAACTGCCAGAATTCGCAAGATCAATTCTTACCGAACCTTCCCAACTGTTAAATTTAGGTGTAGGAGTGACAGACCCAATAGAAGAAGGTATTGGTTCAGCATTTGCAAAACTTTCTGACCTGCAAGATTTGGACAGAGAAGGTATGCCTACTTTAAGTACTATTAACAATTGTAAGGAATGTTGTAAGTGAGGACTAATACAGGTTAGTTAAACTGATAATATATAATAATATGCATAACAAACTACCAAACATTCCAGAAGCTAACATCACCAATGCTAATGACTCCAATCTTGAGTCAATCGCTGCCTTTGATCCTGTGGTCAAACCAGAGACAGTGTTCAATATTAAAGCAGATAGCATGATTGCCAAACCTCAGTTGAAGAACTGGAATCCTATAGCTAATGCCATGGCTGACGCTCAGGGCGTAGAGGTTGGGTCTTGGTCTTGGATGTTGGGTGGCATCGCGCCTTACTCTGGTTCATCTGGCTCGCAATCGAGTTACGGTTGGAGACACACCCATAAGCTAACCCCGCACTACATCCGTTCAGTGCTGGCGAACTATGGTCACCGTCGTTCTTACTACTCCAACGCGCCGTTCCGTCAGTTCGGTTATGAGGCTGCTGGTAGACCCCATGGATGGACTCCTGAGTCCCCTGGTGATATGCCAGATGGAACTGCCGTCTACATGGCAAGCAACGGCCCTGTCACAGTTACGGGTCCTGACGCAGAGCACTTTTGGCTCACACCATTGTTTGCTCTTATTGATGACCCAAACCCAATCCTGGTTGAGACTGGTCTAGGCAACAAGCTGCCCTCGAACATAGTGGCTAAATGGCTTGCGACAATGCTCGTATCTTCTGCGGTTGGCATGGTTCGAGACCAAAACGGAGATGGCGTTCAGCCTTACCCGTGGGCTTATGGTGACCGTGCTACAAGCAGACTTCTACACACGATCACTGAAGGACAAAAGCGAGGCTGCTTACTTAACGAAGATGTTCCAACCGCCGCATTCTTTATCCGTGACATCGTGTTGGCATTCTATGAGACGAGTCCTGGCATTCACTCCTTTGGCGCACCTCGTGAAGGTAGGTTCCCTGTAGGACTGTTCAACGGTCTTGACTGGATTATGCCTGCGTGTTACGACGCAGCAAACCAACTCGGAACGGTCAGCGGATTGAGCGATTGGTCAGACCGTTACATGGCTCTCGTGCAGCGGTGGTCGCGGTGGATGATGGACATGAACGAGACGCTGCCCCTTGAGTGCTTCCGCGCTGACCGAGTGTTCGTGGACAATGCAAACAATGCATTTACTCAAGGTGATGCTCCTGTTGCTTCAATCAAGAAACTTATCCGAGAAGAAGATTTTCTCTTCTCCTTCGATTTCATGCCATGGGCTTTCCGCGCTGTAGACATTG